AGAAGTACCACTTATACCTGATTGACCTGAGTCACCGTTTGTACCTGTAGTACCTGAAGAACCGCTTGTTCCTGAAGTACCTGAACTAGAAGAATCACCTGAAGTACCGTTTGTACCTGTTGAGCCCGAAGTACCTGAACTACCTGAAGTACCAGAGCTTGAACTTACGCCTGAAGTACCTGATTCACCTGAAGTACCGTTTGTACCACTTGAACCTGAAGTACCTGAACTACCAGAAGTACCTGAAGTACCGCTATCACCGCTTGTACCTGAACCACCATCGGTACCGCTTGTACCTGATGAACCACTTGTACCTGAAGCTCCTGATTGACCACTTTCTCCTGAGGTACCTGTTGAACCTGTTGTACCACTAGTACCTGATTCACCTGATGTTCCTACTATACCATTTTCTCCTGAAGTACCTGATGAACCCGTAGTACCACTTGTACCACTTTCGCCTGAAGTGCCACTACCTCCGTCTGTACCTGAAGTACCGCTTGAACCTGAAGTACCTGAAACAGCACTTTGACCTGATTCTCCTGAGGAACCTGAAGTACCTGATGAACCACTTTCACCTGAAGTACCACTTGATCCTGAAGTACCTGAAGAACCAGATGTACCTGAAGTACCACTATCTCCATCCGTACCTGAAGTTCCTGAAGAACCTGAAGTACCACTTACGCCTGATTGTCCGTCTTTTCCTGAGGTACCTGTTGAACCATTGGTTCCTGAAGTACCACTATTACCCGAAGTTCCTGCTACACCATCTTCACCTGAGGTACCTGATGAACCACTAGTACCACTTGAACTACTTAATCCACTTGTTCCTGAATCACCATCTGTACCTGAAGAACCTGATGAACCACTTGTACCTGAAGCTCCTGATTGACCACTTTCTCCTGAGGTACCTGTTGAACCTGAAGTTCCTGAAGTACCTGATGATCCTGATGAACCACTAAATCCTGAAGTACCAGCTGTGCCTGAGGAACCACTACCACCATCAGTACCTGAAGTTCCTGATGAACCTGAAGTACCACTTATACCTGATTGGCCTGATTCTCCTGATGAACCACTAGTACCAGATGAACCTGAAGTACCAGATGAACCTGAAGTTCCTGAAGAACCACTTGTTCCTGAAGTACCTGAAGTACCACTATCTCCATCTGTACCTGAAGTACCAGATGAACCTGAAGTGCCTGAAACACCTGATTGACCACTTTCTCCTGAAGTACCTGTAGAACCTGAAGTACCACTTGTACCTGAGGTACCTGCTGAACCGCTCCATCCTGAAGTACCTGCTGTGCCTGAGCTACCACTATCTCCATCGGTACCTGAAGTTCCTGATGAACCTGAAGTACCCGAAACAGCACTTTGGCCTGATTCTCCTGATGAACCTGAGGTACCTGATGAACCACTAGTTCCTGAAGTACCACTTGAACCTGAAGTTCCTGAAGTACCAGATGTACCTGAGCTACCACTATCTCCATCAGTACCTGATGTACCTGAAGATCCTGAAGTACCTGAAACAGCACTTTGGCCTGATTCTCCTGATGAACCTGAAGTACCTGAAGAACCACTTGTACCTGAAGTACCTGCTGAACCACTCCAACCTGAGGTACCTGCTGTACCACTTGAACCAGAACCTCCATCGGTACCTGAAGTACCGCTTGAACCTGAAGTACCTGAAACAGCACTTTGACCTGATTCTCCTGATGAACCTGAAGTACCTGAACTACCTGATGTACCTGAAGAACCTGAAGTACCTGAACTACCACTAGTACCTGAAGTACCTGATGTTCCACTATCTCCATCAGTACCTGAAGTTCCTGAAGAACCTGAAGTACCGCTTATACCTGATTGACCTGATTCACCATTTGTACCTGATGAACCACTTGAGCCTGAAGTACCTGAAGTACCTGCTGAACCGCTCCATCCTGAGGTACCTGCTGTACCTGAAGAGCCTGATCCACCATCTGTACCACTTGTACCGCTTGAACCAGAAGTACCTGAAACAGCACTTTGGCCTGATTCTCCTGATGAACCTGAGGTACCTGAAGAACCACTAGTTCCTGAAGAACCTGAAGTTCCTGATGAACCTGAGGTACCACTAGTACCAGAAGTACCACTACCCCCATCAGTACCTGAACTACCTGAAGAACCTGATGTACCTGAAGCACCACTTTGCCCTGATTCACCATTTGTACCTGTTGAACCTGAACTACCTGATGTACCTGAAGTACCTGCCGACCCACTCCAACCTGAAGTACCTGCTGTACCTGAGCTACCTGAACCACCGTCTGTACCTGATGTACCTGATGATCCTGAAGTACCTGAAACTGCGCTTTGGCCTGATTCTCCTGAAGAGCCTGAAGTACCACTAGAACCTGAAGTACCTGAAGTACCAGATGTACCTGAGCTACCTGATGTACCTGAAGTACCTGAGCTACCCGAATCACCATCTGTACCTGAAGAACCTGAACTACCTGAAGTTCCACTAACTCCTGATTGGCCACTATCTCCTGAGGAACCTGAAGTACCAGATGAACCTGAAGTGCCTGAAGTGCCTGATTCACCTGAAGTACCAGATGAACCTGAAGTACCTGAGCTACCTGAACCTCCATCAGTACCTGAAGTACCTGATGAACCAGAAGTACCGGCAACACCAGATTGACCAGATTCACCTGAAGTACCAGATGAACCTGATGTGCTACTTTCTCCTGAAGTACCTGAAGTACCTGAAGAACCACTTGTACCAGAAGTTTGAGAAGATCCTGAGCTTCCTATATTACCTGAACTACCAAAAGTACCTGATGAACCTGATGTACCACTTGTACCAGTTACACCTGAAGTACCAGTATCACCTGAAGTACCACTAGTTCCTGAAGAACCACTTGTACCTGAAATACCGGCTGTACCTGAACTACCTGAAGTACCACTTGTACCTGAAGTTCTAGATAAACCTGATTGACCATGTGTACCAAATGAACCTGATTTACCTGATGTACCACTTGTACCTGAAGAACCAGAAGCTCCTGATTCACCTGAAGTACCAGATGAACCTGATTTACCTGAAGTACCTGAAGAGCCAGATTTACCTGATGAACCTACATCACCACTTGAACCAGCTTCACCACTTGTACCTGATGTACCACTTGTACCTGATGTACCAGCAGATCCTGAAGAACCTGCGGTTCCTGACGTACCTGATGTACCTGAAGCCCCAGGTAATAGTCTGTATTGAAGTCCTCCTGTTACGGGGTCATAGACAGTAAAATAAAAACTTGAAGTATTTTCTGTTAAGGTATTAATTTTAACATCATTACCTTGAATATGTAAAGACCCTGTAATACCTACAGTATTGGTATCATAATCAAAAGTGAAATTAGATGAACCACTTAATGCTAAATCTGGGTTAGAACCAGTAGCAAATTGTATCTGTCTATCACCTCCAACTGCTTGATCAGCTTCAGGGATATTAATTTCCACACCACCATTTGGTAAAGAAGTAACTTCAACCCCTGAACCTGTAAAATAAAATGATTTAGCGTAATTAATTTGAGTATTATCATAATACACTTGTACCCCACCTAATCCCGGAAGAGTACTTAAATCAATACTATGGGATACGGGAGGGTTACTACCAGTGTAATAGAAATTAATTACACTGCCAGCTAAAGAGCTAGAATAGTAGAGGGATGAAAAATTACCATCAACCTCTGCAAAAGTTAGCTCTGAACCCTTGTTCTGTCTTAGTATAATACCCATTTTTATTTATAAATATTAACGAAATTAGTATTATTCTTCAAAAGACGTAGGATTTGCAAAGCTTGTTATTTCTGTTTTATCTGTAGAAGGTAAATCTAAGTCATTAATATTTGAAACGGTTTCCATACTAAATATAATTTGTGTTTTTTTATTGAATTTTTTAAGAGCTATTAACTCTTTTTGTACTGTATCAGGAACAATATAACCATATAATTTTAACTGGAAAGTTGATTTAACTGTTCTTTCTCCTCCTTGAGCTAATTCTGTAGGGGTATTAAAATTATCTACGGTTGCTTTAAATTTAAAGCGTTCGGGATTGCCCCAATATGAATCAGAAGCATAATTAACGGCTTCTATGATTTTATTAAGTTGTTCAATATAATACGTTGATATAATAAAATCATACGTAATATTTACCCAATCTGGGGTAACAACTGCATAGTATTTTTCATTTGGGGTTCTATTGTTTAGTAAATTAAAATTACTATAAGCATCTTTATTACTATATTTTTTAGTAAAAATTTGAACATTATTAGGGTTATTAGCATCTAATTTTCTTGATAATGCTCTATTTTTTTCTATATTATTACGTTTAAAAGTGATAAGAGGCATCATAATTTTACCTTTCTTATCTCTATAGTAACCATCCTTTTGAACCTGTTTCCACCTTTCCGGAGAACCATAAATAACAGGTACTTTTTGAACAACACCATTTTGTTGGACAGTAGGTTTAATTACATTTTCCATATAATAAAAGATAGCTTCATCAATTTCTTTAAATCCTAAAGAAAAGGGTTTTGTAGTATCATCTCTAAATGATACTTGGTTACCTCTATTAAATGTAGAAGCAGAATTAGGATTACCTCTGGTTGTATCAAAGGCTTCCTGTTGAGAAATACTAATTTCTCTTTGGGTTTTTGGTATTGGTATTTTTCCTCTTTCTGCCATTAGATATATCTTTCTTGTGTAATACCTACTTTATCAGCTGGTACATAATGGGTTTCACATATAATTGAAATAGAAGAACCAAATTTATCTAATCCAGGATTTAATGGGTTAACCTCATTAGGGTAATCTGGGTTTTTACCTGCAAAATATTGGTTTGAAATTACATTATCTACTTCATAATATCCTTCGTTATACATAATAATGTCTCCAACTTCTGGAACCAAATCAGCTCCATAAAGATCAGTATCAACATTAAATTCTTTATTTTTATCTAATAAATCATCACGTAAAAACTTAAAAGTAGCACCCCAAGCAAAATCTGTACCTAAATCTGTTTCAGGGTATTCTTGATCTCTCCTTTCAATTAAACAATTTAATAAAACTGGACCCATATAATATTTTTCTTCAGCAGCTTCTCCATAAAGGTTAATTTTAGTTTCCTCTATTTTAAATTTATAGAAAGAACACTGTTGGGTGATAATATCACCCATTAGTTCTCTATTTATATGTCTAAATAGACTAATATCTCTTTCAGCGCCAAATAATGCCATATTATCCTATGTAAATTGGAAACGGTACTTGTTGAAGTTCCTTCTGTCTGTAATCCGTTTCTAATGATCTTCTTTCTAACAATTTTTCTCTTGAAGTTTCATCAAGATAAGCTCTTAATCTATCAATTAAAGCTGTTTTATCTGCTGTAGCTGAACTTAATAGGTCAGCTTGGTTCATAGTTACTTCAGCTCCAGGAATTGGAACTTGAGTATATTTACCACGAACATAACCCAACATTTCTTTACATAATGCTAAAGCATATTCAAAAATCCAACTTCTACCTACAGAATTAATTTCTGTATAAACAGGATTAGCATAAGGAACATTTGACACATTTGAAATTGAACCTGAATCTCCTGTAATACTATTTGCTAATCTTTCAGATTTTAGTAAGAATTGGAAATATAAAGTATCCATTTCAATTATACTATCTGAAGTTGGAATTGGGAATAATCTTAATTTATTATTTTGAATTTCAAATGAATAATTAGATCTTCTAATTTGATCATTAAGTTCAATTTGTTGAATAACTTGTAAATCATAATTAATAGGCATTAATACAAAATTAATTGCGGGTGAATAATTACCCCACCCAAAACTATCCATTAAATTCATTACACCTTCCCCAGTTCCTACATAAGGATCAAAGAATTTTACAATTGCAGGGGGTGCTTCATAAAATACTCTTTTAATTTCAATATCTTTATCAGCATATCCTTGTTCAACAGCCCAAGCATTTAAATCATAATCTTGGACTGAAGCGGTAAGAGGAATAGAACCTGTATGCCAGTCTACATTACCACCTGTTCCAGCTTCGGTACCATATTGTTCTGAGAGTTTAATAATTACCCCCATATTAGGAGTAACTGCTGAAAATGCTAATGAAGAACTACCATTTACGTTAGGAACATCACTTGAAATTGTTGCTCCCTCTAAAGATAAATAATCTTGTCTTACTTTATAAGCATATACTTCATTACCATATACAGTTACAGCTTCTTCAAAAGCAGCATAAAAGTTTTTATCTTGTAATTCAACATCAACAATAGGATATCCTAATCGACGAGCAGCAAATGTAGTAAATCTATCAGCATCTGTTGAAAATGCAATATCACTATCATAGAACCCAAAAGGAGTATCTCCAGAAGTAAAAGATGATGAACCTGGATATATTGGGATATTAGCCATTTAATTATTTTTGTTATAAATATTATAAAAAATGGCTTAATTATCCTTTTCTAGATTTTCCACTTGTTCCTGAAGAGCCTTTTACAATTCCTCGTTCAGCAGCTTCTTCATATATATCTAATAAATCATCTACAATTGGGTCTCTATGATTTTGCATTAATGTAACACCTAACATATTTTTTACTTTACGTGATGCGGTATATAAAAATCTAAAGCCTGAATCGCGTTTTGATTTTAAATCTACCTGATGGTCATCTCCACAAATAATCATTTTACTTCTTAAACCAATACGAGTAACAATCATTTCCATTTGCTCATGTGTTACGTTTTGGGCTTCATCTACGATAATACAACTATCAAGGAAAGTTCTACCACGCATAAAAGATACAGGTACAATTTCAATTTTTCCTTCTTCAATACACTTTTCAATTTTTTCTTTATCATATAAAGCATACATATTTTGATAGATAGGTTGTACCCAAGGATCCATTTTTTCTCTTAAATCACCTGGTAGAAAACCTATATCTTCTTTTGATACTGTAGGTCTTGTAATAATAATTTTTTCGTATTGTCTTCTAAATAGACCATCTAATGCAATTTGACACGCTAACATTGTTTTACCTGAACCGGCCTTACCTGCTAGTAAAGTAAGTGTATTTTCTAATATTTTAGCTTTCGCTTCTTTTTGTTCTTCGTTTAATTGAATTTTAAATTTAATAGGG